AAGATGTTGAGTGTCCAAATTGCGGCTTTCACTTTGACCCAAAAGAAAAATAGCCCCGCATGAGTAAAAAAAGTATTCAGTTGGGCGACGAGATCGAGGATGTAACGACACATCAAGTGGGCGTTGCTCTTGGTTATGCTGAATATTTGAACGGTGGTAAGTATTGGGTATTGCAACCATACGTCGGCGAAGATAACATTGCGCCGCGTGAGCAATTCATACCAGAGGCATATGTGATACGCAAAGGCGATGGGGTCCGTGTGACGCCAAAGCCGCCGATGGGCTTTCATGCTCGAGATGTTGAGAGGCGATAATCATGGTTGCCAAGAAATCAGCGTCGACAAAGGCAGTCACTACTAAAGAGAAAACACCACCGAAAGCAAAAGCGGTGAGTAAAAAAGTTGTTCAGCCAGCAAAGAAAAAGACGACTCGAAAAAAAGCGGCGCCAAAAAAACCAGTCATCACGCCAGCTATGTTTGATGAATACTTTGTTAAAATGTCGCAAGATAAGTTTAAAGACCTCTCGCGCGAATGGAATGAAACACGCCTCAAAATCAAAATACCAAAGCTCGATGGGTATGATCAGTGGCTCAACTATTTCAAGACGCTCACACCAAATACGATCAAGCAGCTTGCCGATACTGGACTCGATTTTTTGCCGACCGAGGGTTATGCAGCGCTCGCTTGGTGGCACGACGTTATTGCATCGCCATACCGCATGGATAAAATACACAAGGCTGGTTTGACGTCGGGTGGCAAAGAAGATAAGCCAAAGCAAACAATTAGCCAGCTTGCCGCTCAAAACGACCGCCTAGGCGTTTTAAAGGCTATACGCGATAGTGTTGCCGCAAAACTCGACAAAGGCGCTGGCAACCGCGATACGGCGGCTCTGGCGCAACAAATGACGGAGATAATGACCCAGATTTCAGACTTTGAAAAAAGGCAGGGTCCGAAACAAGAAACAAAGCTCGGTCAAATACTTGGTGAATATCAAGCGAGCAAATCAAAGTCGGTTGCAGCAAAGGCGGCTGGCTCACGCAAAACAAGTTTCAAAACTCGAGTGACCATTAAAGATACGGAGGCGGCAAATGGCTAGGCGGTACGGTAATCAGAAACCACGCATCGATATTTATAACGATGGTGATATTGAGCTTGCCGATAAAACGATCGAGCTTTGTGAGGCATACGGCATTAAGCTATTGCCATGGCAGCGAGCAATATTGTACCGCTGGATGGCGACCGACGAATTTGAAAAGTGGGTGAACCCCGAATGTGGCTTATCGGTACCGCGCCAAAACGGAAAGTCAGAGTTGATTATTGTGCGCATTATTGGTGGTATGGTGTTTTTGGGCGAGGCGCTGGTTTACACCGCGCAATCTGATAACACCGTAAAAGAAATCAAGCGGCGCGTCATGCGCTTTTTCTATGATGCCGATGAAGAGTTGCGCGATATGCTTACAGACGAGTTTGACAACGAGCCGAAATCACTCGATTACGTTGAATTGCGTAATCGCGGTCGTTGCGTATTTCGTACCCGAACGCGTACCAACGGTCTTGGTAGCACCAACGACACACTCATCATCGATGAGGCGCAAGAAGAAACCGATGCGCAGCAAGAGGCATTGTTACCAACGCTCGCATCTGGTAAGAGCCAAAACCACCAGACGATACGCGCAGGAACGCCGCCGACAGCTGGCTCGAGCGGTACGGTATGGACTCGCACACGCACCAGCGTATTGAATGGTAAAGCCGAGGGTTATTGCTGGCAAGAGTGGTCGGTCGAGGCAATCACAGACGTTACCGATGAAGAGGCGTGGTATTACACCAACCCATCGCTTGGTTATTTCTTAATGATTACAGCGGTCCGTAATGAGTCGGCAACAATGGCGACTGACAGCTTTAATAAAATGCGACTTGGTTGGTATGCAGGGGTTGAGAGTTTGCGTGCAATCAGCGATGATCAATGGTTGCCACTCGCTGTACCAAGCGTTGAAGTGCCAGACGAGCCAAACATCGTATATGCCGTTAAGTTCGCACCAGATCGATCGTCAGTATCTTTGGCGGTGGGTGTGCTTATGCCTGATGCTAGAGTGCATGTTGAGATCATTGAACGCCGCCAAATGAACGCAGGTATCTCGTGGCTTGCCATGTGGCTCATCGAGCGCTGGCGTAAATGCAATAAAATCATTATCGATGGTGCGGCTGGTACTCAATTGCTTGTTGAAGAGCTTACGCGGTCCGACCCAAAAATCAGCAAAAGGATATTGACGCCAAATGTAAAAGAAGCTGGTGCCGCATACTCATCATTTCAAACGGCGATCGAGCAGCGGTTACTCACGCACTTTAACCAGCCAGCGCTAAACGTATCAATTAAGACTGTAAAAAAACGTGACATTGGGCGCGACGGCATGTTTGGTTATGCGGCAATGAATAACGAAATACAAAGCGACCCGACCGAGGCGGCAGCGTTTGCTTATTATGGCGCAATACGATTTAAGAAAGACAAGTCAAACTCTAGTAGCACCCAGCGCATCATGGTATAGTTAAAAGTAGCCTGATAGGTGTAAAACCCTGATAGGTCAGAAACTCCATTTCGACTAAAAAACCTCAACGGCGCTGTTGAGGTTTTTAGTTTGAACAAATTATTTATGCTATTATTTATTTAGGTGCAGATCGCACCACCTGTCGAAAGGGGAATTACATGAATTATCGCCACGAGCGAAACAACCCCATCACGACCTAGGAGGTGGTCAGCATCTCGCAGCTATGCGTTAAATAGCCCTGTTCTTTGAGGTTTACCTTGGGATGGGTAAAAGTCGCGGCGCCCGACTATAACTGGCGCCATTTTCTTTGTTATAAGTATTGACAAAATAGAGCATGTATGCTATTATGTATATATAACCAACGAAAGGTTAAAACAAATATGAATGACATGAAAATATACCGCGACGGCAAGTACGACATCAAAGCCAACATCGCACTCAAAATACGTTTGAAAGCACCGATCATTTTGCAAAAGCTCGACGACGGTTTCAACAAACTTTACGAATACTAGAAAGACCCCAGCAATGGGGTTTTCTTTTTAACAGAGGTCATCGCAAACATTTACATACTATATAGATTGTTTCATTGAAACAGATTTACATACTATATAGATATGACCACATAAAATACGACTTTTGCACGCGTTTTGCACAGGTTTATACACAAGCTATTTGCTCGACCGTTTGCCATGTGATATATTTAGCTCACGACCAAAAAAGACAAAAACGAAATGGAGGGTCAATGTCTTTTAGTATTACTGAACAGCGCCAAAAAACTATGCTCACCAGAGTCGGTGAGGCAGCCGAATTGATTGACAATATTGCTTATTTGCCATTTTTCCGATCGGTCCAAATTAAGCTAGAAAAGATGGGTCGCGCCGATGAATGGGGGCGAATGATAGAGGTGGCTAAGACTAAGACCCACCAGAAACAATACTTTGCAAAACTCTGTAAAATGGTGCGCGACGGCACATATCGATTTGTCGAAAAAGCCGAAGAGATCGCTAAAGAAACCGCGCTATTTATTGCCGACAAAATTGTACGCTTTAAGTTTGGCAAGTACCAACCCTATTGGGTGCGCAAGGCTGATCAGTTCATAAAAGCTAATAGCATGGCTGGCTTTGTTGAATTGCTGGAATTATCCGAACGCAAGAATATGTCGCAAAAGTATTTTGCCAAGGCATTACTTAATGGCAAGCGACCGTCGACATACTATAAAGAAAATGTGGCAGGTGCAAAAGCATAATGAACAATGATCACGCCGTTCACATGGCGCATTGCAACCAAGGTGAGTATATAGAAAGCTGTAAATATGGTGAGTTCGATACATGCCCAGCACTCAATACCGATAAGCCTTTTGACGATCGCTGGTGTTGCCTTATGTGCCGTACAGCTGGTCGCATTTGTGACTTTCACAAAAGCATGGAGGCTGATGGCTATACGCCGCCAAAGAGCTTTGCAAGGCTCATGTAATGGCGGTCCGTGTTGTTTTTAAGTGCGGCAACCCGAAATGTCACGCGACTGTTGATGCTGATTTACTCAATCGTGTGCGGCTCAAAATAATTAGGCGCGTAGCACTATTGTGCGAACATTGCAAGACTCGTACAATGTGGTTAGAAACGTCGGTGCTTATCGATGTCGAACAAATCAAACAAATGCCAAAAACGAATGGAGGGCAAAAACGTGCAACTAATATTAACACTACTCATTAAAGTCGGTCTAATGCACCGATATTATTGCGATTGCAGCTTTAAAACAAACGACCGCTCAAAGATGTTGGCACACATCAGGAACCACCCACCGCTATTATCTGTTGATGCTAGTGGTAAAATTATGTAATGAGGTTAAATCGGGGGCTGAACCAACCAAATCAATATGGGTACCGAGGTCAGAAAAAACCAAAGCACACGCACACTTTTCCGAAAAAGCGCGTGCGAGTTACTCTGTATGATGGTACGGCTTTCACTGATCAGTATTTGCGCGTCGAGGGTAAAAATCATTTGTTTAAAGAGCGTGGGCGTGTGAAGTCATCAACCATTTATCAAATGAATATTCTTACCAAGAGCGATGAGTTGCAAGGTGTAAAAGATTACTTGGCAAAACAAAATAACAGGGGTAAATAAAAAATTACCCCATTTTATTGTTGACATGCGGTGGGGGGCATAATATAATCATAAGTACAGTACAAATGCATTAACGAAATGGAGATCACAAATGCAAAAAACACTATCAATCAACGTACACGAGCAAGACTTGCCAGACGTTATAATGGTCGACCGTCGACACTACACGGTTGCACAACTCATTGCTGAATTAAGCAAGTATGATGGCGAAACAGAAATTGTCGTCAAAAACTTATCAACTGGTAATTATGGCAGTATTGATTTTCAAGGTCTTACGGCTATAAAAAGTGAGTCGCCATCATGACGGCTCACAACCCACCAAAAGGCATTTTGCGTAAACCTATGCGCAACAAAATAATCAAAACAAAAAAGTTTAAGCGAGCAAAAAATGAAAAACACCAAAGCCACCACATTAACAATTAGCGTATGCGTCATCGTGACAGCCTTTTCAATAGCTTTTGCTATCGGAGAGCGTACCAATGCCAATATGGTCCAATACGCCGCTCAAAACGATTGTGAGTGGGTATATCAAGGCACATGGTACGGCGATGATCGAGATTACATTTGTAAATAAGAAAGAGGGTATAGTGAACAATCCATTTAAACGTAAACCAGCGCCGAGCAAATCAGATTTGATCGCATCAATCGATGACATCACTAACGAAGAAAAAAACGAGTACAACGACACGCTCAATTACCTCGTATCGTTAAGCGACGATGATTACGAAAAAATGCTCAAGTGTGCAAAGGTTTACCGCGAGGCAGATAAGAAAGTTGCCGCGATCATGGAAACCAAAGCACCAAACGGTGGCGACGTCATTGAGGTGCGAGTGGTACCGAAAGACAAATCAAGTGATTCCATCGAAACTGACGATGAGAAAGGAAAGCAAAAAAATGCTACAAAAGCTAAATAGTTGGTGGCAGCTCGAATGGCAGCGAGCCAAAATCACATGGAACTTAGACCGATGATAAAGGGTCTTACAATAAAAGCCGACACGCACCCGATGAGCGCAAAGTTTATGGTCGGCGATCAAGAGCTTATGGTAATGGGTGCCGACATTCGTATGCGACCCGATGAAGTAATTACCGCTACGATCGAAGTGCCAATTGAGCATATCGATGTCGAGCTAATGACTAGCGGTGTAACAATCGAGCCAGTAGAGCGATGAAACCATACACTGACGTATTTAAAAAGCCTCTTGATAAAAAAGAGATCGCAACCGTCGTGATGGTAATAGTCATGCAGAAAACAACGTCAGTGGTCCAAATACAGCGTTATGTAAATATCGGCGCTGGCAAACTTAACAAAATATTCAAGTTGCTCGAGGACGCTGGCGTATTGTCGGCAGCACCACGAACAATCTTATTAAATCGAGTCGACGCGGCAACAAATGCAGCATTTCGACAATTAAGAAAAGGAGCAAAGTAATGCGTACAAATCAAAAAGGTTATATAGATAGCGATGTGGTATTTGGTCTAGGCTTTATCATCATAATTGCATTGGTAATATTTGCACTATTCTTTGTGAGGTTTCAGCCGTCAAACTCGGTTGTATCTGGCATCGCATACAATACCAGCAATGATAGTCTATTTGGTGGCAACACGCATTTTAGTGTAAGGGCTGGCGAAAATACGCCAGTGACCGAAGAAAACCAAAGCACTTATTGCTTGCCACCAAACTCGCCATACAAAGATTTGGTCAACCGCGCAGCGCAAGACAAGCGCATCAAGATTGTGGTCACGGCTGAAAAATACTTTGCAATTCAAGCGCCATGGGTATGCAACCCTAATGTGAAAGTGACCGAGGTAAAGTAATGGAGTGGCAACTATTTTGGCAAATCATAGCACTCATGTTTTTTGCAACCGTACTTGTGATTGTAGCCGTCGGCGCTATACGAGGTGGTAAAAAGTAATGGCAAAAGACAGTTTTAACAAAGAGCTTGATAAGCCATTTGGCGATACGATGGTACAGATTGATGTACCAAGCATCGGCACTGGTAGAATGGTACCAGTAGCGACCCATATTGTCTTGATGCTTGCGGCTTTAGAGCATGACCAGCACAGTCGCGTAATGGTGCTGTCGTCAGTTCTTGAGCATGTACGAATTACGCCCGAAGATTTACTCAAATATGAACGTAATGGCGAGCGTCATTTGCAAGGCGATTGGAAAAATGACGAGTTATACAGTTGGGAGGTGCCAAATGAGCCACGACAATAAAAAGCGATCAATCGGTGGCAAAGCATTAAAGGTTGCCGATGGTGTTGTACTCGTGTTTAAAGTGCGTGGCAAGCTATTTGCACACGATGAACATAACGGCGAGCTTATCGATGCATATATGCATACAGGCGACGAAAGTTACCTAGATCAGCTTTCCAATGAGGTGCCGTTTTAATGAGCAAATACCCCGAAATAGAAAAGGCTGTCATTGAACTTGAAAATAAAGTTGCATACGATGTGGCAGCTCGGCAAATTGGCTCTCATCATCCGAAAGCGCCTAAAGCCGTACACGCAGAGTCTATGTCACGAATTGAGTATTTGATTGATCAGGCAATACTTAAAGCCGAGCATGAAAATTACCAGCGCTTTGTAAAAATCAATGCCGCAATAAAGCAATTTAATGTGCTGGCATACGTCAAAGCATATAAGGTTGCAAAGAAAAATGGCTGGCACCAATTATCAATGCCAGTTTATCCAGAGGTCGAACTGGTAAACGCTAATGATCAAATTAAAGCAATAGAGGATGTAGCATAATGACAGCAAGAGATGCAGTATGGCGCGACTTTGTTGATCAACGCATCGAAGAGATTGCGAAACACAACCAGTACATTACCAGCGATATGATCATTGGCGACCTTGAACGGCACGGCAAGGGTCTATCAAATTACTCGCCTCTCGGTCCAGCATTACAAGCCGCCCAGCGAAAGGGCATCATTGAAAAGCAGCCGACCAGTCGCAAATCAAAGCGCCCAGCGACCGTATGGATAAGCAAAGTATATGGAGGGCAAAAGTAATGCAGGTAATTGTTGGTGGTCGCCAAATAGGTAAGACGACAGAGCTAATCAAAATGGCTCACGAAAACGGTGGTTATATCATTTGTCGTAGCAAAATGATGTGCGGCGAAATTGCAGATATGGCTCGAAAGATGGAAATGCGTATTGCTTTTCCGCTCACATACGAAGAGTTTTTGAACAAAAGATATTACGGCAAAGGTATTAGTAAGTTTTATATAGATGACGCCGATGCACTTTTACAATCAATGACAGCTGTACCTATCGAGGCGGTAACAATGACAGGGGCAAGCAAATGATTTTTGGTTTATTCAAAAAACGAGTAAAGCTCACTGGCAAGATTTGGTACATGGAAAATCACCAAGGTTGGGGTAATCGTATCGGTTGGTCAGACTTTGAAAAGCGCCGCATTAGCGCTCACACATCACCGCGACCAGATGAGGGTGACGAGTTGCGCGTAAAAATGCAGTCGGGCAAGATCGCACGTTTCGCGCTCATCGATATTGATTACATGAGCGACCCACGAGATATGTGGTTTGCCACGGCGTATGACATCGGGTACGTCGGTGAAAAGCCAATAAACAAAGTTAAAGAGGCAAAGACTCAAGAAACCCAGCAAAGCGATGAAGAGTATTTTGACGGTCTTGCAGATAGGATAGGTTGGTAATGAAAGAGTTGGATATTGATACACAGGTACAGGCGAAAATAAACGATTTGATGATGGTATCACTAAATCACGCCGCGTCGGTTATCGAATATGCATCATCGATCGTTTCAGCTGGTCCAGCACGCGACAAACGTGAACACCGTAAGCGTATCGATGGCTTTAAAGAAATACACGATAAAGCCAATGCAGCGCACATTAAAATCATTGAAGATTTAGAAAAGAGCTTGCGCGATGATCGTAATTGATTGGGTGCCAAACGGTAACGGCGGCTTTTTTGCCAACGTATTGCTTGACCCTGTTACAAGCGAGCGATGGGTGTGGAATGGCAAAGACGATAAATATGATTTACTAGAGGCGCCAGAATAATGGCAGGTAACAGTACCATCAAACCAAAGCCTTGCAGCGTGTGCGGCTCAATATGGCATAGCGCCATGTACCACAAACCACGCAAGCCTATCGCCGTCAGAAAGCCCCTACCGCGTGCTAAAAAGCCAATACGGTACGAGAGCCAGAAAAACCGCGACAGGCGCCTAGCAACGCGTGAGGCGTGGTTTGAGGCTAACCCACCAGACAAAGATGGTTATTGGTACTGTTACATTTCAAAGCACCCAGATTGCCCGAAACGACTTACGATTGAAACTCTGGTGCTAGAACACAATTTAAGCAAAGTGCGGCGCAAAGATTTGCGGTTTGACATAACCAACATTTTCCCAGCGTGCGAGCATGATAACAAAGCAAAAGGTAGCCTATCGGCAAAGGAGTATATGGCACTATGAGTGAATATCAAGACACCGAAACAATGCTTGCAGAGTTAAAGGCTCTCGGGTCATTGAATGAGCGAAAGCAATATCTTGCCAAGCTCACACCACGGCAATTGCAACTGATCAACTGGCGTATGCCAAACGAGGTGAACATGATGCGCCAATTGCAAAAGCAGGTTAAGAAACTATATATCGAACGCAGCACCAATTATGAGCTATTGATCAAAGAGGCTCGCAAGCGATTTACCGACGTCGACATTGAAATACTTGAAATGCTTGACGACGATATGAGCTGGTACGCTCGCGGCATACATCGCCAGATCAACGAGTCTGAACACAATAATTATTCACTCGCTGACATACGCAAACGATTGAGCTTATTAAAGCGCAGGGGCTTAATCGAGGTCATCAGTGGGCTGTTTGACGAAGAGGACGGTATGCTTGCTGGCTCGGGTTATAGCGCGGTATATGAACACCGTGACAATATTGAAAAAATAATCGCTAGTTACAAAGGCGAAAACGACACAAAGGAATTACTATAATGTTGGTATCAAAATCACTACTCTCAACACTCGTAACCGCCAGCAAAGACGACACACGCCCATTGCTTACCACGGTCCGTATTTACAAAGAAGATGAAAAAATCGTTTCTGTTGCTACTGATGGTTATATCTTATCAGAGGTCATTGAAAGCACGCCAAAGGCTGACGATTTCCCCGAGCTACCATTTGCGCACAGTTACGATGAGCCAGATAGCGTACTCGTGCCAGCTGAAACCGCAAAAAAGATGATCGCCGCAATGAAGAAAAGCGACACGTTGCCAGTATTGAATTACGCGCAGCTGTTGAAAGATACCATTGTTACAACCGACCTCGAGCAAACCACCGCCCTACATTTCCGATCGCCAGAGGGCAATTACCCAGAATATCGAAAGCTCACCGACGTCGACGAAGAGAAAGCTAAAACGTACAAGTCGGTCACGGTCAACCCAAAATATTTAAAGCAAGTGATGGCACTTTTCAAAGACGATTACAGCGTTGAGTTGAGTGTATCTGATGACAAGTTTGCGCCAGTGTTCATACGGTCCGAGAGCAACGGTGTTAAAAAGATGGCAGTAATTATGCCGCTGAAAGGCTGATCGTGAAGTACGAAGATGTTGAAGTCGAAAAGCCATTTTTCATACTACATAGTAACCCAAAAAAGCAAGATATTACTGTATGGAAAAAGCGCGAAGATGGGTACGGTTTACTGATATTCTTTCACGGCGAAAACTTTTGGTGCAACCCACCAACAGATAGCCGTATCGAGGGTAATGCTGTCAGAGCAATTGAAAAGTACGGTGTTGCATATCTCACCGAGCCAGATGAGTATATCGAGGGCTATAAAAAATGTGCATGGAATGAGGGTAATAAATACCGTCAAGATTATGCTAAAAAGTTTTTTGAAAACAGAAAGGTAACAGCGTAATGGCAAAAGCTAAATTAGGTACATATCAAGTGACGTTCGCCGATGGTGTAAAAATCATTGTCGGTAATAATTACAAATCATGGTCGACCCATGCAAAAGAGTATGCCAGCTGGCTATACGGTCGGTGGGGCAAAGGTGATATGGATAAAAACCAAATCGCAGATCATGTAAAAAGCGTCGAGTACACCGATGTGCCGTTTGTTGACGATGGTGGCTTGAAATACGCCACCCCAGATGCTTACCAAGAAATCATTGATGAAATGACCCAGAAAGACAGCCAGTACCGTACACCATACGCCTTGCTGAAAGATGAGTTTGTTGCATCAGCCGCCGATTTAGCGAAATTAAGAAAAGAGATAAGGAGCCTATAAAATGCCACAAGTAACACCCCCACCAGCTGAACCGCCAAAAGGTGGACTCACACAACAGCAAAAGATCGTTGCCGAAATGTGCAGCAACCCCGATAAAAAGTGGTGGTTGCCGCAAGACTTTATGCAAGGCGGTCAATTCTTTGTCGGCTATGAGGCAAGCGCTCGCATGAGTGAATTGCAAAGTGAAAACCCCGACATGTTTGAAAGCCAGCGTAACGGCAAATATATGGAGCGCCGCATTAAGTTTGAAACCATCGATGAATGGTTGCCAAAAGCGAAAACATTAAAGTCGACTGTCGGCACATATTACAAGCGAGGTTAGTATGAAACAAGAAGAATACGAAAAACTATGGGGCAAAAAGACGATGCAGCAAGCATTGCAGGACGCCATCGCTAAGGCTCACACAGGGTACAGTTACGCCAAATTGCAAGAGATGGTCAAAGACGAAAACAATGAAGATATGCTCGAGGCTGACGAAGTAAAAGACGTCGATAAGCTCGCAAATCTCATTGGTCACATGTTTGAGTATTATGGCGTCAAGCGGCTCGGTGAGGGCTTTGATAAGCTCGAGATGGCATCACAGATGTATTTGGTCGGTGGCATCGTGCATCGCTTTACAGCTGGTTTGCCAGAGGGCGCAGGTTTTGCCGAGGTGACTATGGAAAATAGCGACTGGCAATGCTTGCTGGTTAAAAAAGGCGCAGGGTATGAAAACGAAGTCAAAGCATTGCGCGAGGCTAGTGAAGAGTAATGAACGTCAATAATCAAATGATCGATGATCTCATGGCAAAATATGGCTATGAGTGGTACGAGCCAGATATGGAATATCGAAATGGTGACAAGATCGTTAGCGGCGACTTTGCAAGCGAAATGTGCAAAATGCTTAACCGCGAGCGCGACGTCGACCGCTTTGAAGTTATTGATCACCGACAATGTGTATGGTGTCGTGGTCGACTTAAAGAAAACCGTTTGCAAAAAGATGGTGAATACAAAGAGGTGCCGTGCAGCAAGTGCGATGGTAGTGGCATCATGGGCGGTCGGGTATATACTGTTAGTAGCAACCCAGAGCGCAGCGTCATTGCGGTAGAATTAAGCTATCAAGATGATGGTAAAACATTAAAAGTATTTGTGAAAGATCGAGGTTAGTTATGATGGGCGCACCGCAAATAATCGATATACAGTACGACGGCAAAAGGCACTGGTTTAAGGTCTGGCGCTATGCAACCGAGCAAGACCTATTGTCGGCACTGAAAAGCGATCACATTAAGCCAGAGAAAGACACTATTGCATATACCGACTGTTACCCAGCCGTCGTGAACGGTGCAATAAACGAAGAGTCAGGGCGTATGTACTTTTTAGATAAAACGGTCGATACGTTTGCTCACGAGGCAACCCACATGGCATTAGGCATTATTGCTCGCCATGGTCACAAATCAATCGTCGCAACCATCGATGAAGAGCCAGAGCTTTCACACGATCTTTGTTATTTGATCGGCGCCATCACATCGCAACTTTACTCGCACTCAAAGGCTTTCTAATGTGGCACTGGCTTATACACGGTCATTTTAAACTAAGAGAGCATTTGGGTTACGATAGGTACGGTTTTGATGAGTACAGCGATGATTGTGTCATCTGTCGTTAAAAACACTAATGTCGCAAAATATAAGAAAGGCAATATCATGTCACGAAAAAAGCAAATCACCCTAGTAAGTAAAAAATCGATCATTAAGATTAACAATGTCGCAAAGCTCGAAAAAGGCAAAACGTATTTGGTGTCACTCGATGATTTTAATGCCGACGACGTAGGCGAGTTGCAAAGGGTCTTTACTGACCATGGTATCGATAACGTAATCATCGTGGTTGCCAGCTCGATGACTATTGCAGAGTTGCCAGATCAACCAGCACTAGAGCCTAAAACGGAGTAAAATAAAATCGTGCGGCACGCCATTGTGGACGTTGGGCGTAATGAAGAAATTGGTATATAGCCAGTCGCATACCTATCACCGTTTGGGCGGTGTTGAAAAGCAAAAGGCGCTCGAGAGGGCGCTTTTTGCTATATCTCGATAACGTCGCTATTCCAAACGTGGTCTTTATCGATCATATTACGCGCCACACGGCGACCTTGCGGTAAATCGGCACGCTGACCCACAATCGTATCAATATCGTCGTCATGGTCGACGAGAGAGGGGTTTGTGTATAGCACTGGTATCGTGTTGCGGAAATAAAACAAGCCAATGCGTGTATCATATGGGTCGGTTTCATCATCACAAAACTCGAGCAACGGCTCAAGGTGATCGGTCGGTATTACGATACCAACACCCCAAAACAGTAAATAGCCTTGCAGCCATGAGGCATTTTTTGCCTTTTCGACGGCTTTGGTCACTCGGTCATTGAAAGGTCGAACGGTACCAGTGTATAGCGATACACACGTTCGTATTGGCGCCGCTTTTAAGGCTTTTTCTAAATTAGTGAAAAAGTATTCATTGATTATTGCGTCATCTTGTAGTACGACATGCACATCGGCTTTACCAATGCCATAAGCAAGCGCTCGACGCCCTGTATGCCACTCGTTATTTTGTTGGTCCCAGATAATGTGCGGCTCAACAAATGGGAATTGAACAATTTTGTTATACAGTGCCACGGCTTGCACGGTCCGATTAGGGTGCGCCATTATTGCGATTGATATTTTCATTTGTGGTACCGATCTTTGTTATGACCGCCTTTATGGTATTTGCGGCGCTTTGGTAATTGTCGTTTACTACTCTTGCTAAATGGCTCGCCTTTATTTCGTGGCTGGCGTTTTTCTGCTCTTGTACGTTGCTCATATCCAATATCAAGCACAATAGCATTTCTTGGGTAAGCATCAACATAGTCAGGATAGATCATAATTTACCTATTGCCTCGAGCAAGTCATCTTGTATCTCATTAAGGGGTTTCACAAAGGCTGTTTTGTAATCAAGCCATTTCCAATTGCCGCTAATGACGTCATCTCGAGCAATACGCATATTTGGTATGCCGTAAGAGTCGGCAATGATTAAACCGTGCAAAGAGCTTGATAATATGACCCGACAGCTCGATATTTTCTTTATTACTGTTTCAGGGTCCTCGGTGGCGTCGATTACGATGTCAGCGAATGGGTATTCATCTTTATCGACATAATGCCGCACAACGCCGATGTTATAGCGTGCTGGTGATTTGGTCCATATACGAGATGCCAATAAGCCGAGATCACCCAATACAGCATTGCTTTTTAGATTATCTTGAGTAAGTTGACCACGCACGGCAAGTGTATAAAAATTGTGTTCACTATCATGGGTATAGCCAGAGCCAGCACCCAATACAGTCACATTTGGGTTTTGTGTTTCTGCTATATCAAGTATAGTGCCAATTATCACAACGTCGGCTTTAGATAATGCCACACGGCGTACTTTGTAACCTAGCTTTGTTAATATCAATGCGCCCAGCTCATCACCGAAATTATAGGGCTTTTTATTGGTACGCCACCACCATGCATTGATCGTTTTATTTGTGCCTAAACCAAGCATCAGTAGTTACCTCATATTTCTTAAATAGTGATGTTACATGGCGTCCATATTCAATGCGGTCGGCGTATTTGGTGTGTAGCAGCATATTGAATATACCCATCTCTGTTTGGTCTTGGCGGCGCTTAAAGTGGTACTCGTACATGTCCTTGCATAGGTCCATTACAATGCGCCGATCGCCACCAACAACGCCGCAATTAAGCAATGGTTTATTGCCGTTCTCGCGTAAGTACCTGTTGACTGTTGGCTCAAGATGATTTGCCAGCATCCAAGGGCAATTGATCGTGAGCTTTGGCTCATCACCAACGTATAGCGTATTAGGTTTGATATGAACAAAAGGATTGTTCACCATGTCGACATCGGTTGCATCGACTACAAATACATTGGCTATATCAGGGTGATCGCGTAAGTATTGCCACTCTTTAAGCCACCTCTCGAAGTAGGGTGTTGTTGAGATGCCGACGCGGTTTGGTAGGTCGAAACAGTTGTGTATAAGCACGAACTCATAGCCCTTTGACTCAACTGATTGCTTGAGCTTATCGACTTGCTTTTCATCTGCATACCATGCTTGATTGCGTTGTGGGTCCATCACATTAGCGAAGTAGCAAGCAATGACGACATCTTTACCGTATGGCGCATACTCTGTTGACGATTGCCGCTCTTGAGCAAGCGCTCGGTTTTTAATCAGGTGTGATGCTCTATCATCGATGTGTATACTACTGGTCACGGCTTGGTGCTGGTCCATGCTATGTATAAGCAGCTCGCTATTGGCAACGTCCATGATTTTAAACGTGGTCAGCCCAGCGTTGTATATGCGGTTGGTCCAGTCGCCATGCTCTTCCATTGCCTTGCCATACCGAACGTCCATACCACCAACCACCTCGAGTACACGCTTGGTAACGTACAACATACAGCCCCTCGCAGCGCTATGTGCAACGATCTTATTGTCTGAATAAATAATGTCGTCATCACCCACTGGCTTACCGTTTGACCAGTCTTTAAAGCAATACATCAAATGGTTTTCATTACTGTCGACGTATGGTTGCCACCAGTTCTTGGCTATTGGGTATGTATCATCATCAAAAAGAAAGATGTGGTCGCAATCGGCAAGCAACTCAAGACACTTGTTTTTAGCTCGAGCAATGCCAACATTCTCATCAAAGCGGTATACATCAGCATCAATGTTTACTGGTACCTTGCTCGCGTCATCCACCACCACAATCTTTGCATCAGGTGTAAGCGCAGCTATCTTGGCATAGGTTTCAGCCGCCAGCTGGTTGCGGTTGTGAGTAGTAATACCAATGCCTATTGAAAAGTTTTTATTATTTGTTTGTTCAACGTAGCGTTTGCCATTGATTACAACATGCATTTTAAATCTCCATTTCGGTTGTTGTTTGATTTAATAATATCATAGCGTGCTTATGTTCAGCGTCGCCAGCCAACGTAAAACAAAAGTGAATAAAAAATGTATTCTAATTATAAAAAAAGACAACCTCATCACT